TTCTGGTGCTGGTTTAAACGTGAGCGGAATTTCTAGTAACGGAGCAAACCCTTCTGTAATAACTCTAACATTTGCATCTAATCATGGTCTAGTTCCCGGAACTCCCCTGTATGTAAGTGTCTTATCCGGTACTAATGCTGCATTAGCTACTGGTCCTTTCTACGCAGAAACAGTGCCTAGTAACACTACATTAACCTACACAGCAAGATCTGGCGGCGTTGTATCGTCTCCAGCAACAGCAGCAGTTTTTGCAATTGCTAATACTTCGGTTATTCATAGGCCGTTTGATGGCGGCGTTTTATTAACTTGTAAATCGCCAGCGTTTGGAGCCAGTGCAGTTCGTGTGAGTAAAAGATATTTTCGGTATCAATCTGGTAAAGGTTTATTATGGTCTACAGGAACACTGCTAAGACCTAGCTATGATATACAGGCGTTAAGCGCCAGCGGAACAACAATAGGTTCAACAGTTACTTGTAAAACAGATGATGTTGATCACGGACTGCAAGTGGGCGCCAGCGTTACTATCAGCGGAGTTACAACTTCTGGATATAACGGAACTTATACTGTGGCCAGTATTACAGATGACTATACATTTACTTTCTTAGCAACTTCAGTATTAGGAGCTACTACGCCTGTACTAGACATCAGTGCAAAAGTAACTATAGCAAGTTGGCACGGCGGTATTGTCCGTGCAGGGTGTTTTGATGATCAAAACGGAATGTTCTGGGAATTCAACGGAACAACTCTAGCGGTGGTTCGTAGAAATGCAACTCAACAGTTAAGTGGAACAATTGCTATCAATTCAAATTCTAACACTGTAACCGGAACCAACACTAGATTTACCAGCCAAGTAAGAGTTGGAGACAAAATAGTTATTCGAGGAATGACTCATTATGTTACACAAGTTTCGAGTGCTACTGCAATGCAAGTCAATCCTGACTTTAGGGGAGTATCTAATATCTCAGGTGTAAAGGCCAGTCTGGTCCAGGAAACTAGAATACCACAGAGTCAATTCAATATTGATAGAGTAGATGGAACTGGCCCAAGCGGATTTACTTTTAACACTGGTACGATGCAGATGTTAGGTATACAATATACATGGTATGGTGCCGGATTTATTGATTTTATGGTGCGAGGCAGCGACGGTAATTGGGTGTATGTACATCGTATCAAGAATAATAACGTTAATACTGAAGCGCACATGCGAACTGGTAACTTGCCCGTTCGATACAGTATTGACAATGACGGAAGTCCGCAAACAACATTCTTAACTGCTGATCCTGGCGCAGGCGGAACAACTCTTAACGTTAACGACACAACATATTTCCCTAATGCTGGAACATTGTACATTGATAATGAATTAATCAGCTACACAGGAAAAACAGCAACTACATTCACTGGCTGCACAAGAGCAGCTACATTAAGTCAATATACAGGCGGTAGCACTAGGACTTTTAGTGCAGCGGGGGCAGCAGCCCACGCAGTTGGTGTTGGAGTACTATTAGTATCAAATACTGCAAGTCCAACATTAAGTCACTGGGGTAGCGCATTGATTTGTGATGGTAATTTTGACGAAGACCGAGGCTACATTTTTAATTACCAACGTCCAAACGTATCAATATCTGCAAGCACAACAACTGCATTTTTATTAAGACTAGCGCCAAGTGTTAGTAATTCAGCAATTGGAGATTTAGGAAGTAAAGATTTATTAAATCGAAGTCAATTATTGCTGAATGCTATTGCAGTGACTACTTATAATTCTAACATTAACACTGGTGCTATTATTGTAGAAGGGGTATTAAATCCTAGAAACTTTCAATCTGCTACATGGTCATCGTTAAACTTAGAAAGTCAAGGTGGTCAGCCAAGTCTAGCACAGGTAGCAACATCAGTTACTTGGTCATCTGGAACATCTGCGGTGCCGGGAGAACAAGTATTTGCGTTCTCTGCATATCGAGACTCTGCTGATAGACTAGACTTAACCGAACTAAAAGAATTAACCAACAGTCCATTTGGTGGCGTTGGCGCATATCCTAACGGTCCTGATATTTTAGCAGTTAATGTTAGAACTACACAGAATGCCAGTAGTGCAACAGTGTTAATTAGATGGGGTGAAGCTCAGGCTTAATGAAATTAAACATAGAGAATATTAAATGGGTATAGCTAGTCAATTATCGTTTTCCACAGCAACTAGTGTAAGAGGTGGCGCACTGGGCAGTATTCCCTACCAGAGTGCAACTAGCTCAACAGTGTTTGTTTCTATTGGTGCTGCCGGTACTGTATTACAATCCAACGGTACTGCGCCAATTTGGGCGCCTGCTAGCGGAACAACTGTGGGTACAAGTACTCAGGTTACTACTGTTCAACGAACAACTAATGCTGCTCATTTTTTAACTTTTGTTGACAGCAATAATACTACAACTACGGCTGAAAGTCTGTATACTACAAGTAGTTTTACAATTAATCCTGCTACGGGTGCAGTTGGTATTAATACTACATCGCCTAATCAAACTTTTGAAGTTAATGCTGTATCACCTGGAATTAGACTTCAAGAAACTAGTGCGGGTCAAAAGAGGTTAGACCTAACAGTTGACTCTGGCGGTATTGCAACTGTTGCAGCTCCGCAATCTGCACAAATTTTAAGATTGTCGACTATTGGCACTGTTGGATTAACAGTTGATACTTCTCAAAACGTACATTTAGGCACAGGATCTACTCAGTTAAACACTGGATTTACTAACAAATTAAACGTAACCGGTTCTATTGTAGCAGGCAATGTATCTAGTACCAACGGATCTATTATATTGCAAGGACTATACGGAACAGGTTCTATTACTAATTTTGGCACAGAATTTAGTTCAGGCGGCCCAGTATTAAGTTACGGAGTGTATCCAAGCAATACTGCAACAGGCGCATTTTTAAGTTCTACTGGTCTTGCATTGACTCGAGGCGCCTATACTATTGCTGGTAACGCACATAACTGGTATGTAGGGACAACCCAAACACTGCCAATCGGCAGTACAGCAACAATGTCTCTTGCAATGACATTAAGCGCATCGGGCGCATTAGCGTTTAACGGTGCATCAAACTTTGGTTCTGCTGGTCAAATCTTGCAGAGTAATGGTAATGCACCACCTACTTGGGTACCAGTGGCTAGTGCAACTATAACTACTAGTACACAGGTACAAACGGTACTACGTACAACTAATACTAGTCATTTTCTAGCTTTTGTTGACAGCAATAATGCTAGTGCTACAGCTGAAACTGTTTATACAACAAGTAGTTTTACAATTAATCCTCAGAGTGGCAATATAAGTGTTGGTGGTAGCATAACTGCATCAACGGTAGGATCTACTTTTGCACTTGGAATAGCAGCACCTAGTCAGAGCGGATCAGCATCAATTGCTCATATAGCTGGCGGCAATTTTAAGATTGATTCAAACAGATCGATTAATTGGGACGGAACTTTTCCAACAACTATTACTGGTGCATCTGGTGCATCTGGATCTATTACAATTAATGCTGGTAATTCCGGCGTACCGGTCCAATTTTTATCGCAAGGAGATGTTCACATCCAGTCAACAACAGCGGCAACTTCTACTATTACTGGTGCCCTACGGGTAGCCGGTGGCGTAGGTATTAGAGGTGACTTGTGGGTTGGCGGAACTATTAATACATTAATAGGTTCAACTGGTCAAGTTAATACTATTCAAAGAACAACTAATGCTGTTCATTACTTAACTTTTGTTGACAGCAATAATGCTACTGCTACGGCTGAAACTATCTATACAACTAGTAGTTTTAATATTAATCCACAGAGTGGCAACGTTGGTATTGGAACAACAAGCACAATTGGTTTCTGGGGCACAAATCAAACTACCGCTAGGACTCGCATTGATTTCAGCAATGCAAGTACCTCAATTGACACAGCAGCTCCTATACTGGCACTGACAAATGCAGATCAAACAGTTGCTAATCTTACTTCAATTGTCCTAGGCACGTTGAATGGCGCTGGCGGTAACCCAATTGGTCAAGCCGCAATTTACTCAGTTAATGCAACTACCAACAGGGCCGGTCCGTTAGGGTCTATAGGCTTTGCCACTGCAAATATCAGTGGTACAATGGTTGAACGTGTTCGTATAAGCGAGATTGGTAACTTAATACTAAACGGAAATGCTGCTGGCGCTGGAAACCAGCTTGTCTTACGAGGCGGCACAGCAGCTAGTTCAGAAGGCCCCCAAATTGTCATGGGCTACGGAAATAACACTTCCAGTGCTATCACGGGGCAAGCAAACAGCAGCTGGAATATTGATATTGCATCCGGCCTTGCAAACAATAACTTTAGAATTTTCCGTCAAAACTCAGCCGGCGCAACAGTAGTAGGCGCAGAATTTACAGAAGCTTCCGGCGGTGTACAATTAATAAGTGTAGGAGTAGGAACTACATCTAGTGGGGTTACCGGTGAAATTCGTGCTACAAACGAAATTACAGCCTATTTTAGTTCAGACATCAGACTAAAAGAAAACATTAGATTAATTGCAGATCCAATTACCATTGTAAATCAGATCCGTGGTGTCTACTATGATTGGACAGATGAGCACATTAAAGCTCGTGGTGGGGAAGATGGGTATTTTGTCCGTAAGCATGATATAGGTGTTATTGCACAAGAAGTAGAAGCAGTACTTCCAGAAATTGTTGCCGAAAGAGATGATGGTACTAAAGTGGTTAAATATGAGAAGCTTGTAGCTCTGTTAATTGAAGCTGTTAAAGATCAGCAACGTCAAATTAATCAGATCTCGCAAGCTCTAAAGAATTTGGCCATTAAATAAGGAGGCCGATAGAGAGATTTATGGCAACATTACCAGCAACAGGATCAGCAATATCATTTGGACAGGTTAACAGGGTGTTTACAAACCAAACACCTGGTGCCGCCGGCAACGCCCCTGCAGGCGGCCAAAATATCAGACTGAGTGCTGTGTTAGGTAATAATGCTACATATACCATTGGACAGGCTGTTGGTACTCAAATTAGGTTCTCTCAAACATTCGGCGGAAAAATTGGACCTTTCTCTTAAAATGAAATCATCACAAATTAACAACGTACTATCTAAATTGACAACTAGTCCTAGTAAGTGGGAATTAGACACAATTGTCTACAACGATAGGTATTCAAATCCGAGAACATTGGCTGCATTCTTATCAAGAATTCAAGAGTTAGAAGCTTTACAAACCGAAGACGGACAACTAGAATTGGGCTATCTATTAGAATTGCTCGAAGATCTTGAAGAAGAAGATTGCTTAGAATTAATAAATCAATCCGAAGAAGACGCTAAAAATTTATTCATCGAAAATCTAGCTCGTACTAGTGCTATCGAAATTCTAACTGGTGGAAAAATTGACTTTGATACCATGAATACCGCTTGCAAACTGAGCCCTAATGACTTTATACTATGTGCTAAACGCACCCAAGACTTAATCAATGCCGTGCAAGGTTTGGTAGTCAAAGGCGAAACACTTAGTATGGATGTCGCAGGCACATGAAAAAACAATCAGTATTTGCATCAAGCAGTTGGTCTAGCAAAAAAGGTAAACTAGCAGTATTAATCCCATGCAGAGATACACTGCATTCTGCTCACGCATTGGCCCTTGCAGAACTGGTTAAGTTCAATACTATGAACGACATAGATACGCATGTGTTTATGGATGCCAGCACTATTCTACTAACGCAACGCGAACGACTGGCTACTGAAGCAGTAAATCTTGGTGCTGATTATATGCTGTGGTTAGATAGCGATATGGTATTTCCCGCAACTACCGCAGTTAGATTGCTTAAACATAACGAACCCGTAGTTGCATGTAACTACGTTCGACGCCAAAAGCCTTACAAAGGTGTTGCCTATGAAACGATAGGTGATTGGCAAAATCCTCTGCCGTTTGATGTACAAGATGATCTGGTGCCCATTGAAGGTATCGGTATGGGATGCGTACTGATGAAAACTAGCATCTTTAAAGAACTTAGTAAGCCATGGTTCGACTTTCAATGGAGTCCAGAATCAAATGACTTCTTAGGTGAAGACATGTACTTGTGTCAAAAGATCAATGCAGCAGGTTATACTATTAAGGTAGATACTGTACTAAGTCGAGAACTGCATCATCTTGGTACATATGCATTCAACGTAGATTTGTTAGATTAAATCTAACAATAATTCTAGTTTAGCTCTAATAATCTTATTTGAAAAAGAGTTTCTAACACCCTGATGCAAAGGTTTGGGATAGTTTTCATAATCACACCAAGCATATCCTGAATGTTCTGCATTAAGTGCAGGAATAAATTCTCGATCAACTAACAGCACATAGGTATTATACTGAAAATGTTGATCATTGCTAACAAACAACTCTAGTGGTATAATTTTTTTAATAGTTGGTGTTTTGCCTACTTCTTCTTCAATTTCTCTAGTTAGTGCATCATAAGCAGTATTGTCATCGGGTTCTTTTTTGCCGCCGACTAGTCCCCAGGTACCCGCAGTCTTTCCCTGAGTACGTAATAAAAATAAAAATCTTCGGGTGTCTTTGGCAAGAAACATCCCACCACTGCATATAATTTGATTTAGAGGATTAGACGCCATAATTTTGCTTCGTAGATACCTTCATAACTCTTGCTCCAGGAACCTTCGTCCCATTTGTACTGTGTTCCTGTATATGAGTTAGTTATGTAAGTTACCGTTGTAGAGGCAACAGAATCGAATACAATGCTCCATAAAGAACCATTCCATTCTATAATGTCGTTTGCGTGAGCTTGAAAATCACTAAGGTCGGCATTCTTCCAAGCGTCCGGACCATCATATCCAGGTTGACCAAACTCACTGCTAGGATTAATATCTTCTAATATTAGATAGCGTGTGCCAGATACAACACCGGTAGGATTAAATTTTTCAGGATTTATTACAGCATCAACTGTACCTCTACCTAGAATAATTGTATTACCGGGTATAGTATCTGCATCAATGTTTAACACCATAGAAAATTCATCACTAGGATCTAGACTAATGTAAGCAATTATATCGTTACCGGCAGGTTGCGTGAATCTCAGCTGACTTAGTCCAGCTCTAAACTTACCCGGATGCAGATCTAATAACCTAGTCCATGCAGAAGTGTTGTTTGGATTTGCAACGTCTATACTGTCACCTTGGCCGTTAGTGCGTATCAATCTAGCAGTGTTATTCAGTACCAATAAATCATAATTACCAGGCGTTACTACTACAGTAGTGTCAGGACTTGTAGTTTCAAACATTTCAGCAGCACCAACAGTGTTATACTCGGTGTTGATCGTTCCCTGTACTGTTTCGGCAAATATATTAGAAATAATCTTTGTGATAATTCCTAACTTTTTAACTTTGGCAGGCGGTGTAATCCAAATAGGCGCACTAAAACTCATAGTCATAATGTCAATGTCTTCATTAACGCCTTGTGGAACTGTCCTACTACTCCATATCTGATTTTCTAAAGTTATAGTTGACAAACTAGTCCAGTCGATGTAGTTGTCAGTAGTCTGTATTTCAAAACTAGGGTTAAAAAATACTACTAGTTGTTCCCATATTTGTAATTTCTGCTCAGTATTTGTTGACCATATATCTGCAGAGAATGTTATTTTGTAAGGGCTAGGCATTATACGCTCAATAGTATAATTGTTACCCTGCATGTTTAAATATTCGTTATTTTCTTCATCAAATGCTCGTTCTCGAATACGGACTTTACTAATAAATGTAGGATCTTGTAGTCGTGTTAGATCATATTGCATGTCTTTAATGTAGCAGGCAATGAATGGAGCACTAGGAATTGTGTTCTCACTGTTCTTCTTAAGAATTTGAGCAACTTGTCTACTCATATCACCGTAGCGGACAGGCACTCGAACTAATTGTCCCTTAGCGTCCTTATAAGCAAAGTTGCTCATAATCTGAATAAATTGTGTCAAGTATCTGCGTACTTGTCCGTCATAAAAATAGTCCATTAATTATCTGCCTTTGCCTTCAGTGCCTTACTTAGCGCCTGTCTTTCTTGAATAACTGTTCCGCCAATAGTTGATGTATTTGTATTATTAACAAAACTAGACTTCTGAGTTTTTCTTACCAAAGCAGAGTTACTAGTCTGTGTTTCACCAGTCATGCTCACAGTCATTCTAACGTTATCTTCAAATTTAATCCAGTTTTTACCGTCATATCTAAACAACCTATTGGGCAAATAATCAGTTCTTAGATAGAACTGTCCAGGTATCGCATTTCCAGGAAATGCGATACCAAACCCATACGGAGCACCGTTAGGAGGAACACCGTCTCCTGTTAAGTAACCTACATAATAGTTTTTATCAGGTGTTGCAAGAACAGCACTTGCATCTAATGCAGTCGAACTTACATCAACTAGTCCATTAGCAACATCTTCGACATCGACTAACCCTTTTTCATCTTTAGGAATTACAAAGAATTGATTTGTTGCATATCCGCTCTTACCCACATCTTCTTGGGCCTGTGCAATGATCTGATCGTTGACATCTAAATTCTTTTGGTAAGTAGACAATAAGTCACGTAGTGTGCTTCCATCTTCTGCACCGCTATCTCGATCTAATATTTCTTTAAATTCTTGTGTATCAACTAGTGGAGCACATTTAGCACGAAGTAAATGGGGATACCAAGTCTGGCTGTATCCGCTTGCTGGCCGAGTAACTTCGCTAATCACATAAAATCTTTTTAAGGCCACTAATCTATCATCTAATGCAAATTCGTCTTTCTGGTGCGGCAATTCGATAACATCTCCTGCCATAATTTTTCTACCTATAGAATCATAAGTTCCGCGCAGATGAAACGTAACCATGATATTATCATTTTGTAAGAATAATCCAAATTGACTTAGGTTGAAGTCAACATCCTGTAAAGTATAAATTCCACGGATAACATAAACATCGGGATCATAGTGGCGATCTCTGTTTTCCATAAACAAGACATCTTGAATGCCCAATTCTCCTGCTTCAGCAACATTAGCAGGTTTAGTTGGACTACTTTCTCCCTCTGCAGGATTAACGGCACCTAGGTATTTGTGCAGGTATACATCGGTTCCGCCAACCTGAAACTGCTCATAGATTGTGCGATCTAAAAATTTAAAATCATTGCCTTTTTCGGGCTTGTAAAGAGATAGTCTTGGCATAGTATACTATTTATGGCTAAATATCAGTATGACTGAGAACGAAAACGAACGCCAAAAAGTAATAGACTACTGCAAACTAATGCTAGGTGATGGCATGGTTGACGTAGAGCTAGATCCTGCCCATTATAACACTGCCATTGACCGTGCTTTAAATAAGTTTCGTCAACGCAGTAGCAATGCAGTAGAAGAAAGCTTCGGCTTTTTAATGATAGAAGTTGACAAAAACGACTATATTTTGCCTGAAGAAGTAACAAATGTGCGTCAAATCTTTAGAAGAAGTATTGGTTCTAGGTCAGGTGGCGGGCAAGGTGGTACATTATTTGAGCCGTTTAACCTTGCTTATTCAAATACATACTTATTAACTTCAACGAACATGGGTGGCCTAGCCACTTATTATGCCTTTGCAAGCTACCAAAAACAAGTTGGCAAAATGTTCGGCAGCGATATTAACTTTACGTTTAACAAAACAACAAAGAAGTTGACCATAATGCAACGTCCTAGAAGTGAGGAAGAAGTGTTGCTATGGTTATACAACTATCGTCCAGATTTCAATCTTCTGCAAGATCCGTTTGCAAAAGGATGGTTAAGAGATTATTCACTAGCAACCTGCAAAATGATGCTAGGTGAGGCTCGTGAAAAGTTTAATCAGATTGCTAGTCCGCAAGGTGGAACTGCTCTAAACGGAACAGCCTTAAAAGCAGAAGGCAAAGCCGAGATGGAAGCACTAGATATAGATCTAATAAATTACAAAGACGGAGGAACCCCGTTAACTTTTGTAATTGGCTAATAAAAATATTGACAATCTAAACTAAATGCTATAAATTATAGTATCTCAGGAGATGCTATGATAGTTGGATTTGTTGGTTTTATTGGCTCAGGCAAAGATACTGCCGCAGATTATTTGGTCAATTTTCACGGTTATCGACGAGACTCGTTTGCAAACACTCTTAAAGATGCAGTAGCCTGTGTGTTCGGTTGGGACCGAACACTCTTAGAAGGCCGAACAAATGAAGCTCGAGAGTGGCGCGAACAGGTAGATGCATGGTGGGCCGAACGCCTAAACATGCCAAATCTTACTCCTAGATTAATGTTGCAGTTGTGGGGAACTGAAGTGTGCAGAACTGGCTTCCACGACGATATCTGGATTGCTAGCTTAGAAAACAAAATGCGTAAAACTACTGACAATATTGTTATTAGTGATGTACGTTTCCCCAATGAGATCAAAGCTATTCACAACGCCGGTGGGATTGTAGTACGTATTAAGCGGGGCGCTGATCCAGATTGGTATGATGCTGCGGTAAGTGCAAATGCTGGCCCAGATGCTAATCCTACGTGGAGTCTAAGCAAGGCTAAATTAGCACAACTTAAAATTCATGCTAGCGAAACTGCATGGGTCGGTAAAGATATCGACCACACAGTCTACAATGATACTACTATTGATGCACTGTTTGAACAGATTAAAAATCTGGTCGAAGATCCCCTTGACGCCAAGGCAGCTTGAGTTTGTGCAGTATCCTCTGGCAGTTAGCACAAACTGTTTTTAAGTTAGTGTATCTGCAATTAGCAGGATTTCCGTCAACGTAAAACACGTTAAATTGATCTTCATATTTAGAAGTATAATTGCACTTGTCACAGACATTTTTCTTTTTATACCCCGATAACTTCCATTGAGGTGTTCCTTCTTTTCTTTGTTTAGCACAATGGTCGCACTTTGACCTATAGAAAGCCTTATTTTCTTTGTAATAATTGATTGCAACAGGCCGTTGATTACATACTTTACATAAATTTCTCATACCCCCGCCCTTTTCGCGTCCCTTTATTGTGTATTTAACCAGGACTTTTTATCATCATCTTGGTAAATAACTCAAGTAATCCATATAGGAGACAGTAGAAATGGCAACATTGAATTCACCAGGCGTACAAGTAGACGTAATCGACGAAAGTTTTTATACCCCGTCAGCTCCCGGCACAGTGCCGATGATATTTGTAGCGACTAAAGAAGATAAAACAAACCCTAGCGGCGCAATCGCGCAGGGAACGACCGCAGCTAATGCAGGTAAAGTATGGTTAATCACAAGTCAGCGTGATCTAACAGATACATTTGGAACACCATTGTTCTATACCGACAACGGCGGCAATGCATTACACGGTAATGAGTTAAATGAATACGGACTGCAAGCAGCTTATAGCGCATTAGGTGTTAGCTCACGTGCATACGTTGTTCGTGCAGATGTAGATCTTTCAGTATTAGCACCAACTAGTACTGAACCATTGGGAGATCCAGTAGGAGGTACATATTGGGTTGATACTGCATCTACTGTATTTGGAATTAAAGAATGGAATTCTAGTACACAAAAATTTAGTGTAAAAACTCCTATCGTTTTAGACGATACTTCTCCTGCAACAAGTTTTAGTGGAACAGACCCTAGCAATGCTGTAGGACAACAAGGCAATTATTGTATAGTTGTAACTAATGATAATACAAATCAACTATATTACAAGAAATCGGACAACACATGGACACCAGTAACTGACGGGTTTGAATTAGGTAAACAAGTAACAATCAGTCCTCATTATTCTTACCCTACATTTAATGCTAGTACTGCAACAGGCAGTGTTTGGGTAACTACTACAACTGCTGCAAATGGAGCAAATTGGTCAGTTAAATTATATAGTAGTTCAGGACAATCTTGGACTAACGTTAGCGCTCCTATCTATCCTAGTATTGTTAGTGCAAATTATGCATTAGATCCTAACGGCGGCGGCAAAAACATTGCAGTAGGTACACTGTTTGTTGAGTCTAATTATGACCACCTAGCGAGCGATGCGGCTACTTTTAAAGTATGGAGGAAATCAGCAACTGGACCAACGTCTGCTGAAGGAACTCCAAGCGGAATAATTGCAAATACCAGCACTACCTATACATTTACTATTAGAGAAACTACTCTAAATGGTACATGGGGCAGTGTACAAACTGTTACAGTGACTGCTCCGACTGTTGGTTTAACATTGGGTTCTTTAATTCCTGCTGCTATATCCGCAGTAGGACTAACATATGTTACTGCATCTTGGGACAGCATCAACAATTTATTAACTATAACACATTCCGGCGGCGGCGCTATTGAATTATGGGATGGTACAGGTACACCATTACTTAACTTCTTATCAACAACAGATACTAATGTCTATACTGCACCCGCTGGAGATTTTACTACCGGTACTACACCATTTACCTTTATTATTACTAACTGGAGTCCGCTAGTATACGAAGCAAGGCCAACTGCCCCATTCACTGCGCCAGCAGACGGCACTATTTGGTTCAACAACATTTCTAGACAAGTTGATATTATGTATCACAATGGAACAAACTGGGTAGGCTATAGAGATGCTACTGCATTCCCTAATTCTGATCCAAACGGTCCAATTGTCAGCGCTACAGAACCAGATAAAAATACAGGGCAATCAGACGGAACAGCACTAGTAGCTGGCGACATTTGGGTTGACACTAGTGATATGGATGCATACGGAAGAAACATTTATGTATACTCTGGCACAGCTTGGGTAAAACAAGATGTTACCGATCAATCAACACCAGACGGTTGGTTATTTGCAGATGCACGATGGGCAACAGCTGGTACTTTATCTGATGCAAGTCCTATTGTAAGCCTATTGTCAAGTAACTATGTAGATCCAGATACACCTGATCCTGCATTATATCCACGTGGTATGAGACTATGGAATACACGTCGTAGCGGATTCAATGTTAAGAAATACGTTTCTGGATATATTGATGTTAACGCATCGAATCTTAGACAAAATGGTGCAGCAATGGCATCCTATGCTCCAGATCGTTGGGTGTCAGAAAATGCAGTAGCAGAAGACGGTGGACCGCAGTTTGGTCGACTAGGTCAACGAGCACAGGTAGTCGAAGCCTTCAAGGCATTAATTGATACCAATGCAGCTATTCGTGACACCGATACTTTAGGATTTAATCTATTAACTACTCCTGGTTATCCAGAAGTAATTCAGAATATGATCGGCCTTAACAATTCAAGAGGTATCACCGCATTTATAATCGGCGATACACCGTTCCGTTTAGAGCCCACTGGTACTAAGCTAAACGAGTGGGGATTGAACACGAATAAGGCACTAGACAACGGCGATCTAGGTGCAACTAGCTTTGATGAATATATGGCTATGTACTACCCTAGCGGCTTGACTAACGACAATGCCGGCAACAGGATTGTTGTTCCACCAAGCCATATGATGTTGCGTACAATCATTAATAGTGATGCAAAGAGCTATCCATGGTTTGCTCCAGCAGGTACACGACGTGGCGGTGTCGATAATGCAACTTCAGTTGGTTATATTACAAATGAAGGCGAATTTAAGACAGTAGCACTACACCAAGGGTTGCGTGATGTTCTGCAAAATCCAAAAGTTGCAATTAACCCAATTGCTACATTAACAGGTGTGGGCGTATTGGCCTATGGTCAACGCACCCGCGCAAGAAACGCCAGTGCATTGGACAGAGTCAACGTTGCTCGTCTAGTCTGCTACTTACGTAAACAATTAGATGTTCTTGCAAGACCATTCTTGTTTGAACCTAACGATGCTCAGACACGCCGCGAAATTAAAGCAGCAGCTGAAAGCCTAATGCTTGAACTAGTGGGTCAGAGAGCTCTATACGACTATGTTGTAGTTTGTGATGAAACAAACAATACACCTCCTAGAATTGATAGAAACGAGCTGTATGTTGATATTGCTATCGAACCAGTTAAAGCAATC